ACGCTTCAGAAGTTGTCAAGATAATAATCGGCGTTTTTGTCGGTATGTTTGTGTATCTCATTAGAGACAAGCTAGGCAAGGTTGAGAAAGTAGAATCAAAAGTTGGATTAAAAATAGACCAGATTTTGGAAAAGATTGTTTCTATCGAAAAGAAGTTGGTTGAAATAAATTCACTGCGAGATACAGTAGTGCGGTTAGAAGCTAGAATAGAATCTATCGATAAACGTGTTAACAGGATAGAAAAGGATTATACATAATGGCTTTAAAAACACTCAAAGGAATTAAGAAACTAGGTGAATTTGACGTAGTGGTGATGGATGAACTTAGAGAAAAAAATCCAGATAAATTTAACGAGTCTGGTGCAATGGACTACGGCTGGTTTGAAAAAGAAATTAGACCAAAAAATTTTGTTTACGTTCGTAACGATGTTAATTCAATTTCTTTTACATTACAAAACGGCCCTGTGAAAGAAAATGGTGTTAATGGTTGCCAAGTTGATACAATCATCGAAGCGGCTAAAGTTATTTTAGAGAAAAGCAACGGAGATAAAGAAGCAATTGCTGGATTAAATTATGCTTTGTTGTATTTAAGTCAACGTAAAAAAAACAAAAAGGATTATACTTAAATGAAAGACCCTTACTACATAGAGATAAAAGACTTCAAGTGGCAGATGACTTTAGACGAAATTAAAAGCCTTCAGTTTGAAAAAGGTTCGGCTATTGATAGTGTTGAAGTAAGTATTGATTTTAATTCATTGGATGAATACAAGCCTAATTCTAACAATATTGACGTTCTTTTTCATGTATCAGGTTTAAATCGACATGGTGAAATGAGAGTAAAAAAAGAATATGGCATTAAGTTATTAGCGGATCAAATTAAAGAACCCGAACGGGCTAATTCATACACTGGCTTTTATCCTAAGGGTGAAATAGTCGAAATCGGGATGCCGGTTAGATGGACTAATGACCCCAAGGGTTTAATCGTTCACTATACTGCTGGTTGGTCTGACACAGAGCAAAAGTCTATCAACACTTTGCGCGGTGGAAAAAAGAACGGTTATACATACTGGACTATGAGCGAATCGGGAACGGTTTACATGGACACTAAAGCTACAGAGCATGGTTATCATTGTGGGACTTATCACCACAGAGATCATTTGGGAATAGAAATAAATAATGGCGGAAAGCTTGGTGCAAACAAAAAGACTTGGTTTAAATATGCTCCACCAGAAGATCGCATAAGATACGCTGATTATCCGAACCAGGAAAAAGGCTTTTATATGACTTACACTAAAGAGCAAGAAGAAAGCTTGGTAGATTTATGTTATTGGCTTAAAGACACTTACCCTTCATTCTCATTCGATAACGTACTTGGACATGATGAAGTAGCCAAAGGGAGAAAGAACGACCCTGGGGGAAGTTTATCTATGTCTATGAAGGACTTTAGGCAGTTTTTGAAAGACAACTACAAATCATGATAAAATGATCTTGCTTAAAAGCGGTAAAGCAACCGGCCTGTATTTGTAATAAACGCGGTTTGCATGGGGGGACGATAATTCCCTCCTTTTTTTTATTTGGCACGTTGACAAAAAAGATAACCAGTATACATTATTTTCAAATAACATGGAGTATTTTATGGACATTCAAAAAAACATGCTGGAGTTGGTTAGTTATATCGAAGGGTTAGATCTTGATGAAAAGGTAGAGGCGATAAACTTTGTACGGTCTGTTATTCATGACATTAGCCCTTTTCGGGACGAGCCGGTTGATTTTGTCAAGTGGGTAAAAAACGACACTGTTGTATCAAACGACTATAATCCAAATAAAGTAGCACCAACAGAGATGAAGCTTCTAGAGTTATCTATCCATAATGATGGATACACTCAGCCGATAGTTTCGTGGAGCAATCCAGAAAAAGATAAAACAGAAGTAATTGACGGTTTTCACAGGCACAGAGTAGGTAAAGAGTCTAAAGCAATACGTGAAAGGGTTAAGGGTTATCTTCCCGTTGTTGACATACGAAAAGAGCAAAGCGGCAAGAAAGACAGAATAGCATCTACGATCAGGCACAACAGGGCTAGGGGAAAACACCAGATTGATGCAATGAGCGAGATTGTCATTGAGCTAAAGAATAGAAATTGGAAAAATTCTAGAATTGCTAGAGAACTCGGCATGGACGAAGAAGAGGTTTTAAGACTTTGCCAGATATCGGGGCTTGAAAATCTTTTTAGCGATAAGGATTTTAGTAGAGCATGGGAAGCTCAAGATTCTTTATCTGATGCTGATTGGCAAGATATAACTGACGATGACGGCGACGACGATGTTAGAATACCGCACATGAACGACGAACAAAGAATATTTCACACCTACCACCATTGGGAATGTCACAAGGCAGGATTCTACGCTTCTAACGTTGAGGGGAAAACAAAAAAACAGTGTGAAGAAGAGTATAAAAACTTTTTATCTGACAAAAGTTTATTTAAAGAAACTTTAGAGAAAGTCATAACAGAATGGAAGTTTTCATGTGAGCATTATCTTACTAATAAAGCTATGAATAGAATTGCTTGGCTTGGGCAAGCTTCGGCGTGTTATGCTCTTGGTTTGCCGTCAAAGTTTTGTGGTGGTTTTAATTTGATGTCTGAAGAAGAGAGACACGAGGCTAACTTGATAGCGTTGGATGCTCTGAATAAATGGCTTACAAATAATGGTATGGATGTGGTAAGTCTTGAGCAAGGTTTAAACGCTACTAAGCAAGTGGAGCTATATTAAGTGTCTAAGAAAGTTTATTTAAAAAAGTCTGTTTTAGCAGCATCGAGAGAAAGAATATCCGAGGCTTTTGATAGCTTTGAAAGGCTTTACATTAGTTTTTCTGGGGGTAAAGATTCTACTGTCATGACTCACTTGGTGATGCGAGAAGCCATTAAAAGAAAGCGAAAGGTTGGGCTTTTAATTATAGATTTAGAGGCACAATATACAGCAACTATATCGCACATAGAGGAGATGGTTGAGAGGTATCGAGATCACATAGACCTTCATTGGTTTTGTGGTGAGTTGTTGTTGAGGAATGCCGTTTCAAACTATGAGCCTAAGTGGGTGTGTTGGGACGAAGACAAAAAGGATATTTGGGTAAGAGAAAAACCAAAGCTTGCTAGTGATCTAAGCCAGTATAGTTTTTATGTTCCCAAGATGGAATTTGAAGAGTTAATGGTTATTTTTGGTAAGTGGTACTCTCAGGGGAAAACATGTGGTGCATTTATCGGGATTAGGTCAGATGAAAGTTTGCATCGGTATAGGGCTATAGTTTCTGAAAAAAATGGTTTGATGATGAACAATAGAAAATGGACGACAAAAGTAGCTAATGGCCTTTATAATATTTATCCGATATATGACTGGAGGACTGAAGACATTTGGTTGTTTCACTCTAAACATAAGGAATATTGTTATAATAAAATATATGATCTTATGACTAGGGCGGGGGTTAAGTTTAGCAATCAAAGGTTGTGTCAGCCTTTTGGTGATGACCAGAAAAAAGGGTTGTGGCTTTATCATATACTTGAGCCGGACACTTGGTATAAGTTAATCAATAGAGTAAGTGGAGTTAATTCAGGTGCTTTATATGCTCAGGAGACTGGTAATATAAACGGAAGCAATAAGATAGAAAAACCGAAAGATCATACTTGGCATAGTTACACTAACTTTCTTTTGAAAACCCTTCCAAAGAAAATGCAAGAAAATTACCGTGAGAGGTTTAGCAAGTTTATAGGTCAGTGGAAAAAGAGAGGTTATGACACTATTCCAGATTATGCTCCACATGATCTGGAGGTAAAGCAGTGGGCGCCATCGTGGAGAAGGATGTGCCGTTGCATTTTGAGGAACGACTACTATTGCAAGGGATTGGGTCAGACTCAGCCTTTTTCAGAAGCTTACGGTAAGTACAAATCTTTGAAAGAAGTTGAAAAGATCAACATGGCCTGATTTTTTTATTTGCGCTTGTTTCATGCTAAAATAAAGTAAAAAACAGGTGTAAAAATGAGAACTCATTTTGTTATCTCTGATACTCAAGTAAAGCCTAGTGTAAGTCAAAATCATATAGACTGGTTAGCTAGAGCTATCTGTCATTATATGCCAAACGAAATTATATGCCTTGGCGATTGGTGGGACATGGAAAGCCTGTCAACGTATGACATGGGAACTATAAACGCTGAAGGCAAAAGATACTATCAAGACATAGAAGCGGGCAATGAAGCTATGAAGCGGCTAATAAACCCGATTAAAAAGCGAATGAAGCTTAAGAAGAAGTGGAAACCTAAATTTACTTTTCTACTGGGCAACCATGAGCAACGTATTATTCGGACGGTAAAAAACTACCCGCATTTAAAAGACAAGCTAAGTTATGATGATTTATATTTGAAAGACTGGAAAGTTTTCGATTTTTTAAAAGTCGCTAAAATCGACGGTGTTTCTTATTCTCATTATTTTGTTAATCCAATGACCGGCAATCCTTACGGCGGAAATATTCAAAACTTGATTGCAAAGCTTGGATATAGTTTTGTGATGGGACATAAGCAAGTTTTAGAGTTTGGGAGAAAAGACTTAACTGACGGCAATGTGGTTATGGGCTTAATTACTGGCAGCTACTATCTACATGACGAAATGTACAAAGGCCCACAGGGTAATTATCATTGGCGCGGGTGTTGTGTGCTTCACAATGTTAGAAGCGGCGTGTTTGATCTTGAGACTTTATCGCTGGATAGAATGAAGCGAGAGTATGGAAAATGAAAAGCTTTAGAGATTATCCAAAATTAGTTGATGTTGAGTCGATGAATTGGGAAGTTAGATTCAAAAGGAAACTTTTTCATGAGGGGAAAGAAGTAGACGGTTTGTGTGACTATGACGAAAAAGTGATTTATATTCGCATAAAGAAAGACCGTTGCGATATGTTTAGGGTATTTGTCCATGAAGTCTTACATGCCATAGAATATGAGAACGATCACGACATACCGCATAAATACATAGAACAAATTGACACCGGCCTAGCTAAGTTTATGAGGAAAAACATTGATAAATTGATAAAGATAATTGTTTAATATAGAATTTATGATCTAACCTTTTTCGCTTGGGAGCCGTCATTTTTTGACGGTTTCCTTTTTTTTATTTTGGTGCAATAATAAACACAATTTTGTAAACATTTTTGTCGAAAGGATTTTGTTATGGCTGAAAAAGGCATAAAAGAAATTAAAGAAGTTTTGGAAGGTGTGTTTGCTCTTTACGATTTTATGAAGAAAGAAGCGGAAGATGGGCTAGACTGGACAGACGCGGGAAGTCTTATTGTTAAGATTGTAGACGATGAAGAGTTTAGAACTAAGCTGGTTGACGCTTTCCAAGGTTATGAAGAACTTGGTGGGGAAATTTCTGACTTGTCTTTTAAAGAAGGTATTGAGTTGGTGGAGCTAGTTCTTGAAAAACTCAAGTAAATCATACTTTAGAAGTAAGACAGTTTTTTTTAACCTAGTCTTAATTGCCGGGGGTATGTTTGCCCCTGGTTTAACTTCAGAAGTTAGGAATATTCTAATTACCAACGGCGTTATTGGGCTTGGCTTAAGGGCTAAGACAGATAAGCCATTGAGGTTTTAAATGCGCTACATGCTTTTAGCTTTAATTATTTTCGGTTGTTCATCTATCGAAAAAGAAGAAAAGAAAAACACTTTACACTTTGATGATTCTAATTATCGGCGAGAGCTAAAGTTTTCTGTAAATGGTCAAGAGATTGACGGCTACGGTACGGCCAAAAAATCCCCGTTTGGCTATACCGTCGAGGCTAAAGTTTCCGACGAAATCTTTCGTGGTTTTGTTCGTTCTTGTAATGGAACCAAAAAGCTTGAAATACAAGAGCAGGGAACTTTTAAAAAGAAAAAATATTTTAAAACTTTCATTCCAGTATTAGGGGAGCCTTTCGACATATCCTGCTTAATAGAAATATTTTTGTTTAGCGGTAACGGTGTCCATCTTTTCGGTGTGTTTGATACTATCGGAGAAGAAAAGCTTCGGTTTCAATCTTCATGCAATTATGACAACGGCCCAAAGGTAGGCTCTGATTTTTGTCATAGCTCTGTTGGTGATTATTATTTTTTAGACTTCAAGGGAAAAAAAGTTAAATTTTTCTTTGATGAAAATTTATGCCCCGAACCAGAAGCTTTAGATGAAAATGGAAAGTATCAAATCAGGATAGTTAAAACACCATGTATATATTTAATTGCTCACAAATTATTCAAACAACGTGCTAGAATTACAATTATGGGATGGAATGATATCTTTTTAAGGGAAATATTTTGATTTATAAATATGTCTTTTACATAAATCTTATTTGTATTCTTGGCTTGATTGTTACAGATAAATGTAATGATGGGCTTTTAAAGGAGATGATTAAAGACTTTTATGTAATAATTTTTACATTGACGAGCGCGGGTGTTTGTATCTTGGAATTTATGATTATTTTTAAGCGAGGTTATTTTTAATGTGGGGAGCAATTGGAACTATAGCCAGCATTTTGATGTGGGTTTTAGACAAAATCGGCGTTTCTAAAGAGCGACAAGATAAAATAAAACGTGAAATAAATATTCAAGTTAGGAAGATAATAAAAGGCCCAAGCAATAGCACAATCATACGAGATCAATACAGGGATTTAAAAGACCAAGTGGACGATTATTTGAGCGATGAGCCAAAAAAAGATGATTTGGCAAAACCCGTGAAAGACCCACGCACCAAGGTTTCTAGGATAATCAAGGTTAAATGCCCTATATGTGAAAGAGTTAGTGAAGTGGTTTCTCTTTACCCAGATGGAGACATGGTGCTAAAGTGTGGTCATATAAAGCCGAAAGACTAATAGGCTTGGTTTATGGCTTTTGGTTCGCCTCTTTGTAGGCGAATTTTTTTTTGTGTGCTAAGATGTTTACAAAAGGAAGTTTTTATGATTGTAGTTTTGAGGCTTAAAACTTACAAAGACTATAAGTATATCAATTTTGCTAACGTGACATACTTTGAGCGGTACACAGAAGACGAAACAAAGAGCATGGTTTATTTTGTAAACCGAGAGCCTCTTTTAGTTCATGTTGACGCTGAGATTATACACGAAGAATTGCAAGAAATCATAGAGGGTATTTTACTTGGCGAAAAAGAGGAACAAAAAGAAGCAGGGGAAAAAGATCGTCATTAGTGAGGAAGAATTTAAAAAAGCTTCTTCTGACTTAATGGAGTTGGTCGCTATTGCTGTTCGTGAAGGATACTCTATTACTGATATAGTTAGACGATTTGAGGTTGATAGAGATAAGGTTCAAATTATACAAGACCAAGAGCTAGAGATTGCAAAGCAAAATGCACTAAGCCAAAGAATACTTTTTAGGCAAGATGTCAGAGACAAAATGAATCACGCAAAGAAATTTATGTCTGATGTTATGAAGGGTGATTATGATTTTGAACCTCACAAAAGAACTTCTCTTAAACTAAGAGCGGCGCAAAGTCTGTTAAGTTTTGGTAAAAGCTTCATTGATGAAGACCCTTTAACGCTTTACGTCGAAGCACCTACGGATAATGTGGAAAAACTTAATAAACCTCATTTTGAGGTTGGCATGGATGAGACCGGAAAGACTACCTTTGATGTGGATTACGTAGAGATTAAACCTGATGAAGATAACTGATGACATGCTACCGGCGCTTTTGAGGAGAAATCTTCCCAAAAGACCCCAAGCGCCAATTCGGTTTTCTTTGCCGGCTGGATATCATGAATGGCAGAAAATGCTCATGACAAGCGATATTAAGCTTATGGTATTCCCTTGCGCTACAAAGGTAGGTAAGACCCTTGGGGGAACAGGAAGGCTAATAGGAAAGAGCCTAGCGGCCCCTGATGGGCTTGATGCGACATTTAGAACCATTGCCCCTACCGTTGCATTAACTAGGCTCACATATCAATACTTAAATAGACTGGTCCCTGAAAACTGGCCACAGCCTAACAATATGTCTTTATCCGATTACCAAGACTTAAACGAAACATGGAGGGCTTTTACACCAGATAGGAGTCAACATAAAGGGACGATGTTTTGGCGGCATAATAGCGCCTTAATCGAGTGTATCCATGGTGATAATCCAGAGGTAACAATTGAGGGTGCTAGGGTAATGGGTAACTGCTTTGACGAAGCTGCAAAGTTAAAGAAGCAGGTTTTTGATTCAGCGGTTTCAACGACTACCCAGACAAACGGCTGGAACTGTCTTTATGGTACTCCACGCGGCAAGAATTTTTATTATGATCTTTTTATGGAATGCCAGATTCACATGCAATGGGCGGCTAAGAACAATAAGCCACTTGAAATGTTTGCAATGCAAGCTAGAACGATTGATAATCCTTTTGTACCAAGGGAAACAATCGCGCGGGCAATGAAATATTTATCAAAGAGAATTTTTAGGCAGTTATTTCTAGCCGAGTTTTTAGATGATGGCTCGGTTTTTGTTGGGCATAGGGACTGCATTAAAGGCCCACTACTGGACTTTCCAGAAGAAAAGAAGGTGCAATCTTGGTTAGCAGAAGGAGCCGATGAAAAGTCTGTTGTGCTTGGCGTAGACTGGGCGAAACGTCAAGATTATTATGTAGCCATTGCGATAGATGTAAAGTCTGATGTGCCTAGAGTGGTTGGCTTCCAACGGGTAACGGGTATTAGCTATAAAAAATGTGTGGGGATGCTTTATAAATTCTCGCAGGAATTTTTAGAAGTGGTGACATGCAGACACGATAGGACGGGTGTGGGCGATGTAATTGATGAGATGTTAGAGCCTTTACCTTTTCCGATTGAGCCTGTAGTATTCTCGAACACAAGCAAGTCTAACATGGTTGAAGCTTATATGGTGGCGCTGGAAGAAAAAGACGTAGAGCTACCGAACTGGCCGGAACTTCTTAAAGAACATGATAATTTTGATGTAACCACAACAAGTTTAGGGCTTCCAAAGTATGAAGCTAGCGGCGGTGGGCATGACGATATTATCATGGCTTTAATACTTGCATATTTTGCAGTTTCCGAGATGAAAGATTCAGATTTTAGTGTTAGGATACTAGAAGACCTTTCAAGGGAAAAAGATTTAGAAAAAGAAGAGGTTGATTATTTGAATGATTTAATCAATCAATTTGAAGATGAAGAAGACTATTTTTAATTATGGCTTATGTGACTTATCTAAAACGCGGCGAAGCATTAAAGATCGGGGATAGTGTTATGATTCTCGAATCTGTTAGAGGTGCAAAGATAGTTTTAGAAGTTGACGATGATACCGTCATACATAAGCTTTCTTCAGAGGAATTAAAAAATGCCAGATACCGCAAAGCGCCGACATTATCCCAGCCAAAAGAAAAAGATAAAAAAACCTGAAGACATTGGAGAGACTAAGTACATAGACATATACGGAAGACTAGGCGAGCCTACGGGTGGCTTTTGGTCGAGTGAAAACCGAGCGTATATGGATATACTTACCATTAAGACCCTTTTCCAATCTGAAGATTGGGTGTTTCTAGCGGTTGACGCGATTGCAGACCCTATTAGTACACTTCCCCTTAAAGTTTACAAGGTAAGCTACAACGACGAAGGAGAGAGGGTTTTAGACGCTGACATGAGCCATAAGGTAAATGTTAGACTGAGAAAACCAAATAAGTTTTCTACCCAAAAAGATTTACTTTATGGATTAGCCGCTGACTATGTACTAGCTGGCAATTCATTCGCATGGCTTGGAGATGCTGGAAACCTTTACCATGTACCGGCTGAGAAGGTTTTATATAGGTGGGGTACTGATAACATTCCAAATGGTTATTATATCGTATCGGATTTTGACGATGCAATGCCGGTTCCACAGTTTGAGACAGACTTAGACGAGATGGGACATACAAAAAGACCTAACCCAAGCAGCACAATCTACGGGCTTTCACCTTTTGCACCGGCTAAAAGATCGGTTCTTTTTAACAGGTATTCACAAGAATACTTGAACAACTTCTATCTTAAAGGTGCTACTCCACAAATGGTGCTAGAGCTACAGAAGGAAGCACAGGAAAAGAGTTTAAATAGACTTCAGACTACTTTCGAGCAAAGCTTTGTCGGGCGTAGAAATCAGCGTAGAACAATGATTTTGCCAAAAGGTGTTCAATCTAAAGTTATTGAGAATAAAATAGCAGATCAAAACTTGATTGAGCTAATCGAGATGAATGCAGACAGAATTTTGTCAGTGTTAAAAGTTCCTAAACATGTAGTCGGAAGACAGGAAAGCGGTTCACTTGGTAGCCAAGAAATGAAAATGGCTATGAAGTATTTCTGGCAAACTACAATCACAGATACGGCTAACGCTTTAAGTCAGACATTATCGAGATTGTTTTATAAACAACTTGGCCCAGAGTACACAATAGAATTTGATTTTCACAATGTGCCAGAGCTACAGGAAGACGTTTACCAAAAAGCAGAAACGTCTAACAAGATGTTGGGCTTTATGACTGTGAACGAAGTCAGGAAAATGTACTGGGGTTTAGACCCCGTGGCGGGTGGAGATGTTTTAGCATCGGCGCAGCAAACGCAACCGTTTTTTATGCCGCAAACTTTGTCAATTCCACAGAGTAACGGCGAAAAAAAAAACGAAAATAAGTTAGACCCTGAAAAAATTAAGCAAGCTATTAAGCAAGTTGACGAAGAGATGCGCGGCATTGAGAAAGATAAGTTTGATTCAAGAAACGAAGCGGCATTGGGTGTTTTAATCGAGCAGAATTTAGAAGCGGTTGACCTTCTAAGAAAGATGGGAAAGAAAACTCTTAAGGCAAGAATAAAAGAATTTTCTATCAAAAAAGAAGAATTTGAAAAAAGGCTTTTTGATTCTTATGAAGCAATGAAAGAAGAATATTTGGATGGACATAGCGAAGACTTAAAAGATGTTACGGATCTTGGTTTTGACCAGCAGCTAACCTTGTATACGAATCCAGCTAACGCCGATGCGATTGCAGCTAGTAAGGAAAGAAGTCAGGACGGAAGATACAGGACATTAGCAGACCGTGGACTTTTCAGTTTTGAGAGCGTGAGAGATACTAGCTTAAATAATGTAATGAGAGAAATTACCAGAGGGTTAGAAGAAGGACTTTCTATTGACGATGTGGAAAAGAACATTAAGAAATATTTTGAGGTTCATTCTGTCAATAGGGCAAATACTGTAGCTAGGACAGAAACGCTGCAAGCTTTGACGGTTGGGCAAGAGTCAGTTTTTGACGAAGCAAAGGAAGCTGGTATAGAATTTAATAAGGTTTGGATTACCGCACAGGATGAAAGAGTTAGAGCAGATCATGTGGGCGCTAATGGTCAAGAGGCTAACGACGATGGATTTTTTAATGTTGGTGGAGAAAGCCTAAAATATCCTCGTGACCCTTCTGGAAGTGCTTCAAATACAATCAATTGCAGGTGTACGGTTTTGATGTTGCCAAAAGATGAAGATTTTGACTTAGGAGAAATTGCATAATGAAGAAAACTTTAGAAAGCTTTTTGCATATCAAAAGTGCAAAGCAAGACGAAAAAAGCGGTGTTGTGATTGAAGGCTATGCTAATTACAACGAGATGGATCGAGTTAAAGAAAGAATGGATCCCAAGACGGTTAAGCTAGAAAACTTTCTAAAAAACCCGATTCTTCTCTTTAATCATGACATGGATTACCCAGTGGGAAAGGTGATTGATGTAGAGCCAAGGGAAGAAGGGCTTTATGTCAAGGCCCGCGTATCAGGTGCCAAGAGTTCTAAAATCGAATATATTAGAGAGCTAGTGCTAGAAGGTGTTTTAAAAGCTTTCTCAATTAGGTATGATGTTGAAGACGTTTCCAAAAGCTTTCATGATGACCCAGACAACAAGGACGGCACCCTAATTACCGATTGGGAATTACAGGAGCTATCCATTGTTACAATCCCATGTCAACAAGATAGCTTGTTTAATTTGGCTCAAGTAAAATCATTAGGAGAGGCTAGAGACATGGCACTAAATTTAAAAGGCGCGAGCGCCGCGGCGATGATTAACAAGGCTATTGAGGCAGCGGTAAAAGGTGGAGCCGAAAAAGGTGACATTATTGAAAAGCTTTCCAAGGTATCAGGCTTAGAGTTGGGCGAAATTAGCCAAGCATTAGCTGGAGACATGACCCCGCTACCAGATCAATTTAAAGAGGCTTGCAAAGATATTCTCGAAATCGAGTCAAATGATCTTGATAACGCTGATGCTCAAGACGTTGAGAACCAAAAGTCTAAAGAGGGCGACGAAGAAAAAGAAAAAGGTTCGGATGAAGACAAGGGTGAAGACAAGAAAGAAGAGGAAGCAGACGAAGACAAAATGCCTATGGATAAAGAAAAAGCCGTAGAGCCTGGGCATGAAAACCCGATGCTAGACAAGCTTGATTCTCTTATATCCATCATGGGAGCCGTTGTTAA